TGTTGTTTGCCATACTCTTTCCTGTCCCCATAGAATACACCAACATCCAATTGCATATTAATGTAATCTTCTTCTGTTTGCACTACCAATGACTTGTTTGGCACGATAACAATACTTCTGCCATATTGTTCAACCCGTTCCGATAACGAGGCTGTCATTAATGTATTATGATGTAATACCCCTTGGCTATCATAATACAGATGCGGGGCATCTATGCCAATATCATAATATACTGTATCATTAATTGGACGAATGGTTTTGATTTGCACTGCCCCGCCAATAGCATCGATCATATCACCCTCAATCAGTGTATCAGCCAATACATCGTTGTTGTTTTGTTGTAAAATATGCTTATTAGCACACTTCACCCTCATTCCATTAACCAACCCAATCTCTATTCCATCAAGATCATACTTTTTAATGATATGGTTTATCAACGTAACACCTGTTGGAGTGTTAATATGGCATCCCAAATCCCGAATATCTACTTCTTCATTATGCTTGAGACTTACGTGTTTGTGCTTTTCTATTGCATCTGCTAACTGTCCAAATTGTATATTAAGATTCATTCATCCTTTCCTCTATTAATTCTTCTATATTGCATCTTGCGTTGGTGTAATCATCGGTATCCCATACGATGATTACCGTGTACCCTCGATGTTCTGCTAACTTAATTTTAGCATTATCCCTAGCTAGCACAACATCAGCAGATTCTTCACTGAACAAAGATGTCCATCTACTTTTATCTGATTCCGAGAGCAATTCTAAATTAGGATGAAATTTCGACCCATTAAATTCAGCCATAATCTTTAACGACGGGATTGTGAAATCATAGAAATATAAAGTTTTATCATCTCGCAAGAAATACTCCTGGTTATTATCAACACCCAAGTATATAGGAATAATATCCTTGTATTTTTCATAAATGTTTTCAAATACCATCAATGATTGATTGGAAGCTCTGGAGAGTTTAACCATTTTCCGTTCATTTATGGTAGGATCATTTTCCAATGCTCTGTTATAGGACTCTAGCCATCGTGCGATCCTTGCATTATACTTCCGCAATCCTTCTACTTTTCCATATCTCGTTGCATACCACTCCAACCCATTTCTGACCTGAACTTCTGATACTTTTTTCTTCGCATCAGCGATGGTATACCCCTTCTTAACCCAATACTCCTCCGTTCTTACTGAATACCCTCTTGCTCCCTTTGCTGAGGCTGGTGACTTTGCTGATCTCACTGTTTGCGCCTCGGATACTTTAATTTTAGCCTCTTCTTTGGAATAACCCAATGCAGTCCAATGTATTATTCTATTTGCGAACTTTCGTGTCTTATGATCGGAAAATGCTGTTAAAATCTCTGTTGATTTGCTGATAGGAAAAATAGTAGACAATTTCTCTATGGTTGCATAATTTGCATTATCCGCTGAACACTTGCACGTTGCCACAATAAATTCATTTTTTCTAAACCCAATGATTAATTCGTTATTGCACTGAAAACAGAAGCGTGTATTCACCTTGAATTTATGATATCCACTGTATGGCATGTAATAAACGGTTTCATTTCTATGTTCAATTGCATCCCATATATTAATGTTTAATTGTTTTCTGGAAATCATTGATTTCCACATCTTTCGTTGATATGTATTGCATAACATCTCCACATCCATAATGCTGCCCCTGTTGCTATTTTATGTATTTAGCAAAAAGAGACCAAACTCACTTTTTTCATCAATAATAATATCCAATTCGGAATCATAAGTTTGACATTTGCCAGATCCAGTAGCAATCTCTTGTAAACATTGGGGGTTTTTCAAGAATGCATTTATGGCTTCCACCTGATAATCTCGCATTTGAATCGGTTGATCGGCGCATGTGTGCTTCATTGGCCAATTAATCCCCTTGTAACTATTTTCGGTAACTTCATCAAAATGGAATGTCGTTTGGTATTCTCGCAAATCATTTAATTCAACTGCGTAACCATCGCTATCTAAAATAGGCAATATAATTGGCAACAGATTAATGTATGTGCTACCACCTAGCTGGAAAAATGCTATTTTGCCATCCCATCTACCCAATTTAACAGAAGGTAGATACCTTGCGTGGGGGATTAGATACTTTAATTTATTGACTAATTTTTTTCTAGTCCCAAGATCTAGTCCTGTGATCTTGCAATTCACTTCATCTTTTACAGTAATTATAGCTTGCTTCATAGATGTATTATACCATAAATCAAAAACTATTGTGCATACATTTGATCTACACTAATGCTTTCCGATTGGGTGAATCATTTCAAAAACTTCATCGTTGATAGAATGAGTACGGCACGAACCATTGGAAAAATACGAAGGTGCGACATCATACACCCTTCTTTAATTGGTTAAACAAAGAAGGGTGTATAATACCACAACAAACCGCACAACCAAATACTTTCGTATACAGCAATGCATGGGTTAGAATGGATTAATGGATTCTATTATACCACTGGTGGGGTTTGAACTGGATCTACTAGTTGGTTATATTCAATCCGTTGCCCATCATTTACGAGAAAAACCCAAGACCCCATGTAGGAATTATCAGTTGCATGTGCAACATCATCGATCCGAATCGTATTCTTATCATCAAACCCAGCATGCAGTGGGGCAAAGGCTACATAACTTGCGCTAGTCTCATCGATTATAGTGTCTCCGTATGTGCCGATGAGTTGATTGTGATCAGCTTCCATTGCTTGCACCGCAAGCGTGCCATTGGTTACAGTCATTGATACAGGAACTGTGCCCTCTATCAATGTATCTGACTGAAACGACCCAAGTTCAACCATCTCTGACACCTGATCAATCGGGGTGGGTGATGTTACTACCTCACCATTGTATACCTCAACACCGTTGTAATTTACAACAACAGACACATTGCCATTCTCGGCGTGTGCATTTCCATAAAATTTTACTGTTCTATTTGCCATTTTTTTCTCCAAAGTATAAAAAAATCATATCGGTATTTATGCTTTATTTATATTCTTCGCACTATATCTTCTTCTATGCATTTTTCACCATACTGAATTTCGATGATATTAAGCCTTTCATCAGTATTGTTCTCTAGTTTATGCCAATGTTCCAGTGGGATTTTAATTTGATCAAACTTTTTTAAATTATCATATTTAACATTCCCAATCATCACCGTTCCAGATCCCCCCGATACAAACCAATGTTCACTGCGAAATTGATGTTTTTGCGTACTTAATGACTTACCGGGATCAACAGATAACAATTTTACTTTATACCCAGTACATTCATACAACACACGATAATATCCCCAATCTCTGTCTGTCGTTGGTGCTTTCCATTCATCTAATATCCACCTTGATGAATTCTTCTTATATCCACCACCAATCCCATATGCGAATGTCACTGTTGCATCATCCCTAAATGCATCTACTTCAGGAATGTTCGTTGATTTCCGATCACCTCCATTGGCAAAAATAATTTCACAACCTTTATAATGGTTTTTAACTTCGTTAATCGCATCATTTGCTGTGTCATCATCATCATCAAATGGTATAGTAGCATCAACTACACCAATACATTGGACAATTGTTTCACGCTCTGTGTATGGCATAAATCCCCGACCCTTCTTACGAATAAGCCATTCATCACTGTTCACCCCGACAAGTAGCTTATCACCTAACTTTCTCGCATGTTCTAAGTATGCTACATGACCACTATGCAGGGGATCAAATCCACCAGTTACTAGTACAACAATCATAGATTCCCAAATCCCGTTGTGCTTTTATCTAACCAAGGCAATATTAAATCATCCTGATGCAAATATCCCCGTGCATTAATCCCATTTACAGCAGTTACAGGCAATAAACCAGTTTCGGCTAATTCATACCAATTCGGTAATCTAGGGTATAACGGTGTAATATTACTCTTATAAACCACGACACTAATCCAAGGATCATCGAGTTGTATATTAAAAAACCCAGTACTACAGTCAAACCCATTAATAACCAACATATGAATAAGACTTACCAATGAATGATGATAGAACTGGTTATTTTGCAATGAGATTTGCTGTCTATTATATTCAATATTAATGGTCTGTGGTAATATCAATACTAGCATACCACTCTCATCAAGCATACTATTCCAATTTTTCAATGTTTGTATCGGGTTTAATGCATATTGGAAACTATCATGACTCCAAATAATATCATACTTTTTATCAGTTGTGTATTTTTCAAAATCACTAGAAATATATTCAATGTTATCATATTTTTCAGATATATTAATATGATCTAATGTATCAATGCCGGTGCAATTTATTTCCAATGGGATATAATTTTCATTATCATCTTCTGCCATTCTAGTTGCCCACCACTCTAGGTCAGCACCAGTGCCACATCCCATATCGCACAATGAACTAACACTATCCATGAAATCATTGTATTGGTATAACAAGTTCAATACTTCTAGACTATGGTTATGGCTTTCTTCTTCTGATGTAAACATTATACGGTAACATCCTCCATTCCTGCTGTTCTAAGTTTGGTAATATGACCAAGCATAAAACTCTTCTGGTCTAATCCTTTTAGAATAGCTAACCAACGATTACGCAATAATGCAACATCATTCATTAGGATTTCAAAAGTCACGACCTCATCTTCACCATCGACGTACTTTTCTGCATCTCTACTACTTAATGCACGATTATAACTTTCAAGATAATTCTTAAAGTATTTACGTCTAATCTGCCGTAATTGAATATCCAAGTATGCTAACACCGCTTCTATCTCTTGCAATTGATAAAAGCGGTGTTCTGTAATACCTGGCAACTCCTTAATATTCACCTCAACATTGCCATTTATCTTAACTTCTTTTTTCGCATTGGTTAATTCATTATTGAAGTATTCAATAAATTTAGGTATATTGGATAAATCATTTGTTATCTTTGAATACCACATATTATATATCTAAGTACGGGAATACTTCTCTCCAATTAGTGCTACGTCTATGATCTATTTCATCCAAATATAACTTCATTTGTTCAATTTTACCCATTTCATATTCTGAATATTGTCGCAATTGCATCGTTATGCCTTTCATCATTTTATATGCCTCTTTATTATCCGCATTTACCAAATCCTGACCCATTAAATCCAATACTTCACCAAAATCTTCCTCCCACATTTGCCATGGCATTATACGAGGATGCAAGAAATCCCAATGCACAACTAAGCCAAAATATTGCGATACTTTTTTTAATTTACGCCACTCAATGAGTTTGTGCTGAAGATACTTCATATGTTTTATAGACAGGTTGCTGATAGTCTGATTAACGTTAATCCTTAACCAATCTTCTTGACCTAACATATAATACATATTTCTTTCAAATAAACTTAGATCAATTCCATACCTCGCATATTCTTGTCCATTCCCCCACGAATCAATGCTAGCGGTTATATCTACTCTTTTTACTTTCTTATTATGCACCAGAATTTTCAATTTATCAATATAAGAACAAAATTTTGAGTGTGGGATTGATAAATTACTCACTATATTCATTTCTAATAATTCGTTCGGATTTTCATTGAAAAAGTCAATACATTTATCCATGTCCTGCTGGTAGAATGGTTCGCCACCTAATATATGAAATCTTAATAAATTGGATGAATGTTCTTTCATCCATTCCCAAAATTTACGCTTAATATAATCGTATTCCTCGTGTTTATTGTATACTGGGAATATTTCTTCATAACCAGAGTATTCTGATCGGTTAAAACCATGCCTGAAACCACCAAATTTACTAATTTCCTGTTGAATTCTAGAACTGAGTTTTGGCACACAATACACACATGCCAAGTTACATTTATTATCAAAATAAACCTCAACAGTTGTTGGTGTTACTTCGGTGCATTTTTTATCTAAATCTAGTTCTGATGGGTATCCTGTGATACCTTTTTGGAACATTCTATCACTGGTGCCACCCACTAGCTCAACATCATGGCAGAATTCACAACCTATCCCGTTAGGCCAGTCACCATCAAGCATTGTTGCGCGTTGGTCTAGCTTTGCTGCTGTATTGTGAAAGTCAAAAGTATCTATATTAAAAGTATGATGGTTACAACGATGGCACGAGCATGTTGTGCCATCGTATAATCGAATCGTACTCCATGTCCATTTTAATTTACATGCACTAGCAGTTTGTATAGGGAATATCCCATTAGGATTCATCTTCTATTCCACCGAATGCATCCTCTTCCTCTTCATAATCTTCAACATCAATATAATCTAGTAATGATTTTTTTATGTGAGGATCAGTATTATATTCATTTATATCCACAGGATCAAGCATATTTTCAGTTAATACCACCACGAAATCATCTGCTGCTTCTTGAAACCCACCTGCAATATGCGGTCTTAATGCTTCCCATATTTCCAATGATAAATCTAAACTCATATTCTATTCCTCTGTTGTAATTTCTTTAGGGTTATTTATTTCAGTATCTAGCACTCCAATACTAATCTCCGCCATTATCATATCCAAGCACCCATCGGTGTTTTTTTCCCACGCTTTTCTAAATTGCAACAGCTCTTCGCCAGTTTCTTTATTAATATAGACTAAACGATTACCTCGTTTGGTAAGTAATTCTTGCTTTTCTGCCAAATCAACTAACCCACTATATGGGTTCATACCTGTTTCATATGGGATTTTAACGTGGACTGACTCGAATGGTTTAGCATATCTAGTTTTCATCACCTTGCATGCTGCACGAATACCTTGTACTGTTGTGGTTTTATTACCATCTAAATCTTCCTTTAACTTTAACTTCTTCATCGCAACGACGATAGAACTAGCATATATAAAACCAGAATTATGACTAATAATACCATTTTCAAGCAAATAATGATGTTCACCAGGAACATTAATATCATACACGGTATGCAATCCTATCGGTTTTATATTTTTAATTTTAATTTTTTTAAGGTTCATTTCATATAAAATAAAATCATCCTTTTTTAAATCACCTACTGTTTTCCATATAAATGTATTATCTATCACTGAAACTAAAAATTTATGTTCTGCGGTAGCTTGTATAACCTCTCCTGTTTCCAATTCTATTTCAAATACTTCCTTATTATCAAACTTAAATGTTTCGGCAACTGCAACATTACCATTAAGCGTGATAACACTATCTTCCTTTACAATTTCCTCAATATTTTTAAATGTATTATCAGACATTGATATTTTATGTCCGGCTGTTAAACATCCACCAGATATTTTATCATCAGGGTCAAACATATCTTGGCTAGCATAGGTGTGGTTGGTTGCTACAATACCTACATTATATGCACCGATCATATTAACCGTGTTCCTTACCAATGCGGTTAGTGCCTTTGGCTTGCGCCCTAGATCACCTTTAAGATCACCAGCTTCAAATTGTTTAACATCGGTTGGTGTAAGAAGCATGCCTAGGCTATCAATCACAAACAATACCTTTGGTCTATCTTCTTCGTCCATTGCCTTATAACCATCCATAAACTCACTAATAGTTTTAGCAACATCATCAATCATGCACATGCTAAGTTTTAGTAATTTATCGTCGGCAGTGTCTACTCCCAGTGCTTTAAGCCACGATTCATCTAATGCATTTTCGCTATCAATAAGAACAACAAAAATGCCTTGATCTTGTGCGTTTTTTACAATATTACCCGATGCAAAATACGATTTGCCAGCGCCGGATTCTCCCGCAAAAACTGTGACTTTACCTAGCGGAATACCTTTGTGGAAATCTCCACTAATAAGATAGTTCAACGCATAACTCCCTGTGCTAACCCAATCAGTGGGATCATTAAACCCCACTGATAATCCATCAATTGATTTTGTAATACTTTTTCTAAACTTACTTACATCAAACGGTTTTGTCATATCCAATTACTCCTTAATCCATTCACATAATACATCACTAAACGTGTCATTTATACTTAATTTATTCCTCGTTGCAAATTCTTCAACGAAATACCTGAAATCTTGCCTATACAAATAGGTTTTTGCTGACGATGGGGCATGTTCCAGCAAAACACATAGTTGTTTCAATTCTTCAATCATTATTTCATCCGCTAAGTCATCTTCTAGAGGGGTGCTATGTATATCCAGCCAAGATTGTATTTGCTTAATATAGTACTGCCTTATGTAGGTAGGTAATATGGTTATTGCTTGAAAACTAGGCCATCTGCACGTGCTAATTTTATATGGGACTTTTCTATTATATTTTTGCTGTATATGTTCATGCCATTTCAAAACATCAATTAATCCATCTAACGACAAGATGTTTATTGTCCCTAGCAACCATATTTCAATCTGCGACCTTTTAAATATATAATCAATGCATTCTAAAAAGTTATCCCAATTCAATCCATTCCTGATAAATTCTGATTTTCTGGTTGTGCCGTCAATACTCACCGATAGTTGTATATGTTTAAAATGTGTTTCGTATGCTATTATACGTTTAACTAACGGCAATTGACTCAAATTTGTGACTATACCTAATGTAATATGTTTGCAATCAACCTGTGTGATACTATCTAAAAACTTCCAAATTTTAGGACTCATAAGCGGTTCACCACCCAAGATATTTATTTTCCTAATACCATGTATATTGTCAACGAACATATTCACGAAAGATGAATACAATGAATCATAATCCACATCACGCAACACATTATCTAATATATCAGTATTATATGTCTCCCGCTCATCTGATTTTAAATTATAATTACCGTGTAATTTAATATCCGATGCCCAGCTACTACTTTGAGATGGGTCACAGTAAACACATTTAAAGTTGCAATATGTGTCAAATACAACACTAATCAGTTCTGGTACAATTATATCACTGGCAGACAATTGACTAAACGCATTGGTCTCATGTCGTTTGCTTGCATAAACCCTATGACTCATCACATTTGTATCTGTATTTTCAATTCTCCAACAATTATTACACCCACTAGGCTGTGTGCCATTTAACATACTCTCACGTTCATTTAATTTAGTATCGGTGTTGTGAATTTTTAAGCAATTACCCTTCACCGCATCAAGATCTATATGGTGGGGTGAAGGGTAATTGCAACTTGACGTTACACCAGTGTGTAGATAAACATCACACGAGAACCACTTTGCTGCACAAAAGGTAGTGCTTATAGTATCTAGGCGCTCTCGTTTAAATTCAACTAGCGTACTTTCTTGCATTGTGTATTATGCCTTCTGTCTAGCTCTAATTTGTGCTAAAATATCTTCCGCTTTTGATGCAGTTGCTACTGGCTTTTCTTCTACCGGTGGCACCGTTTCAAAAGGAATTTCATCTACCGTCTCAGCCACTTCATCTGGAGATGCTGGAGATACTGGAGATACTGGAGCTGGATGCGTTGGCGTTGGCGTTAGTTTTGGTTTTGGTTTTGGCACTGCTGTTACATCAGGTTTGTTCATTCCATACGGACGGTAATACTGAGCCCAACGGTCTGGATCATATGCTTCACCATCAACACTTGCTTCAA